AGTAATTGTAAAATGTAACTAATTATTAGAAAATGGGGGAAGTGAGAAAAGTGGCGTTTTTGTAGATGTGGTGCGGAAATGTTTTGTCTCATGTTATGTTGCAATTTACACGAAAATTTGTTTGTTTTGAGGGTTGTTGCAACATAACGTTAGACAATTTTACAAATTGAGAAAAGTGTTATAAACGTTTATAACACCCTTTTGTTGTTTTAGTCTAACCGTCGTTTAAAACATAGTTTTTTAAATCCAGTTTTAAACCAGTTTCGCAATTATTTTACCTAACCCCTATTCAAACCATGCTTTTTAAAACCTAGTCTAAAACGCTTGCTACGCTTGAGTTTTTAGCTAGGGGAAGCACAGAGGTAGGGATGATAGAATGGGAAATTGGTTCGCACCTCAAAAATGAAGGTGCGAACTTAGGTGCGAACTTTAAAATGAAGGTGCGAACTTAGGTGCGAACTTATTTGGCTACAAGCTAACCCCTTAAGAACTTTAAATTTCTTTAAATTTCTTTAAAATCTTTCTTCTTTTACTCTTCTGATGATTTTTCCTATTATCTTATAGTTTTCGTTTGGCTCAATTGTTGGGTATTTAGGGTTATCGCTGGTAAGGTATGCTTTACCTTCTTTTTCTCTATAGCGTTTTAATATGAGTTCATTCCATTCATTTCTAACAATAATAATATCGCCATTTTTTATTGGCTCTGTTAATTTGTTAATTGGGAGAAAAACCACGTAATCACCGTCCTCTATAGTAGGCTCCATACTAGCGCCCCTTACTTTTATTGCTAGGGAGCCTTTGGGAATATCAGGCAAGTAGAGGTAATCTATGATTTGTTCTTTATCTAAAGGTATTTCTGGGAAACCAGCAGGGACTTGAATATTTATTACCGGGACCGGATGTGCAGGTATAGCTTGGGGAAATTGTTTTAAGATTTCTTCTGTGGGCATGTGTTTAAATTCTAGTTTAGTAGGTTTCATAAACATTTCTCCCTGGCCGGTGAGAAGCCAAGTAGGGTTTGCGTTTGAAGCATCGCATATGCGAACAATCTGTGCAAAACCTGGTTTTGCACTACCATCTAAGTAACGCTTAAAAGATCCTGGAGATATTTTTGCTTTTTTGGCAAGTTGAGTCCATTTCCCATCAAATCTTTTTTTAATAATCAGCCATAATCTTTCTGTAAAATTTTTTCTCATTTGAGAAATTTCCCTCTTGACAATACTCGCATATGTGAGTATAATACCAAGTAATTTACTACTACTGTAACCGAGAGGGTGATGGAAAGTCAACAGTTTTTTTCGGACAAGTTGTTAGAAACACCACTTTTTAGCAGTCCTTCTTTAAATCCTGTTTCTAAAGTGAAGGCCGCTATGAGGCAAGCGATAAAAGGGTGCGGTTTGTCTAGGGAACAAATTGTAGATGAGATGAATAGATTGGCCAAGATTGAGAATATTCATGTCAAAGTTTCACTTTCTTTACTTGACAAGTGGGTGGCTCAGGAGGCGACTCACATTATTCCGTGGAAGGTATTGCCGATTTTTTGCAGGGTTACAGGGAGTATTTTACCACTTCAGGCGTTGGTGGCTCCACTTGGGGCTACGGTTATAACTGGGAAGGATCTTAAGTTGCTTGAGTGGGCAAAGGTAGAGATTAAAAGGCGTAAGTTATCACGAAAAACACGACAGTTATTAGAGGAGATAAGGATATGAAGACTAAAAAAATAAATAAATGGCTCAAAAAGCAAGGGATTACAAAAGCACAGATAGCTAGAGAGCTTGGTATAAGCCATGTAGCGGTGGTTTTGGTGGTGCAGGGGCAAAGCACTTCCTCAAGAGTAGTCAATTGGCTTTTAGAACATGGCTGTCCTAAAGAATATTTAAAGAAGAAGAAGTAAATGGATATACGCACAGGGTTTGGGAAAGCTGATTTTATGGGGCTTGTTGGTAGGTATAAGAAATTACATAGTTTACGCAAGTTGCCTGTTTATCATCTTAATAAAGAAGTTGCTCAAAATGGTGTTTTTGGGGGTCTTTTTAATCCTAAAGAGATATTTCCAAGAGCTAGATTGGGTTGTGATGTCTTAGCATTAATAGAATATCAAGGCAAAAAGGCTTTTTATATGTGCTCTTTAAAGAGGGCTTGGGAAATATGGGGACGGAGGCAGAGATGATGGAACGGGAGATTGGTTCGCACTTCAAAAATGAAGGTGCGAACTTTAGTGCGAACCAAAATATCAAAGTAGGAACCGAAAGTGCGAACTTTGAAGTGGTTGAAAAAGATGTTTGGCTCTATGTAGTAGATGTAGCTAATCTTTTGGCTATAACTCCAAGAGGTGTTCAAAGAGCCTGTAAACAATCCAAATATAAAACCCGCAAAGTCAAGAAGTTTGGCGGCACAGCTTATCAAATCGCCCTTTCCTCCCTTCCACCTGAGGCCCAGGTTGTCTGGGTAAATCAAAACCCAGAGAAAGCCCGAACACTTCCTGAATACATCAGAAACAGATTATCTTCTCAGGCACAATGGGAGATTAAAAGGCTTATGTCGCCTAAAGAGAGTGTGGGGTTAGAGATGTTTATAAAAGAAAATCTTAAAAAAAGATTAGCAACAAAAATAAAGGCTATTCAAAAGGCGCTTAGCTGCCCACCTGGGACAAAGAAATCTGAGTGGATCAGACAGGTAGCTTCTGAATTTGGAATTTCACATAAGACACTTTATCGGGATTTAAAGATATATCGTGAGAAGGGGCTCGCAGGGTTGGTTAACCCTAGAGAGAAAAAGGGTCTAGTGGCATGGGATAAAGAGGCCATTGAGTTTATGCAGGGCGTTTATCTTAAGGCCGTCCGTGAGTGCGGACAGGTTTCAAAGCGTAGGGCGTATCAAGCAGTTATAGCAGAGGCAGAGAAAAAGGGCTGGCGAATTGGGAGTGAGAGTTCAGCTTTTGCCTACCTGCGAAGCCTAAATCCACTTTTAGCAAAGTATGCCTGTGCTGGGAGAAGAGCTTTAGATAATGTCTTTTACATTATGCGGGAATACAAGGATCTCGCTCCATTTGAAGTGAATGTGGGGGACCAGCACCGGTTTGATTTTTGGGTGCGGGATGCGGAGACAGGGAATATTTTTAGGCCTGAGTGTTATTTGTGGCTGGATTTACGGACGAGGCTAATATATGGGCTTTCTATTGCCCGGCATTATGACCGCTATCTAATGGGTCATGCAATACGAATGGGCATGATGCGGTGGGGTATGTTTCAGAGTTGTTATACTGACAACGGCAAGCCTGAAATTAGCGAATATGTGAATACTATAATTAATGATATTACTGCTTGGGGCAGCCAAGTTAAGGATATTGCTGAGTTATATAAGACAGATGAGGGTTATGTCATTGAAGGGCCTGACGGTGAACCTATAGAGAGCGTTTCCAGTCCTCAGATGTGGCACCGTCGTGCCCGTGCTTATAATGCGAAGGCGAAACCTATTGAGCGTTTTTTTAGGTCTTTTGAAGGTATTTTAAGAGATTTAGGGACACCGGGACTTGTGCGGGGGTTAAAGGGTGTTGCAGAGGAGAAGGCCCTTGCGGATAAACGCCTAAAGCATCTTATTGAAACCAACCAGCTCCTTACCTTTGAAGAGTTTTTGATTAATGTCTTTAAGGCGGTTGAAATCTATAACCAACGCAGACATGCGGCCTTACGTAGGTCGCCAATAGAGGAACTTTGGCGGGCAGTAAAAAAAGAAGGTTTTGTGCCCAGATATTTGTCTGAGGCAGAGGTTGATTTTGTGCTTTTGGCACGGACTTCTCGTAAGGTTCAGCGTGGGCGTATTCTTTTAAACCATACTTGGTATCAGGGAGAAGCTTTATCAAATAACAATCTTGAGGCGGGCTTATGGCATTTACCGGATAAAACGGAAGTTGAGATTAGATATGACCCGTTTGATCCGGCAAAGGTCATAGCGGTGCTTCCAGATGAGAGTGTCAGGAGACTTGAGCCTGTGCCTGTGTCTTCTATGAGAAACAGAAAGAAAACCAGTGAACTTATGGCTTGGAAGCGGCAGATGATACAGGCAGTTACGGAGCATTATAGACGCCTCACCCGGCCAGTGTCTGGGATTGTTGAGTACAGCAAACGCACAAGGCAGGCTAAAGCGGCAGCCAGGCAGGCCAAACAGATTTCGCAGATTGATTTCGAGCAAATCAAACGGGACGCAGAGCGGATGGTTAAAGAAAGTCTGGAAGATAAAAAGGTTGTGCCAATGGTGAGCAAAAGGCCGGTATTTAAGGACGAGTGGGAATACTATCGCTGGTGTCTAGATATGGAGCTTGCCGGGAAAAGGCTGACAGCAAAAGACAGGGCTTTTATGGCTCAATATGAGGCAAAGATGGATGAGGATGAAAGACAGTATTGGAATATACACAGACGGGTTTATGGGCAAGAAAAGCATAGAGAGAGAAAGGAGGTTGGGAGATGCTAGGTTTAAAAGAAGTTATGAAGAAGCTCAATTTAAGTGCTAGTGATGTTGCACAGATCACTGGCTATGCCAGAAGCACTATCAGTCAAATAAAAAATAATAAATATGGTGGCGACGGTCAAGTAGAAGCGGAAATTTTAGAAAAGCTGCGGGAAGCTGGCTATGTCCTACAGGAGGCGAAGTTGCGGGTGAAGAACGATGTTTTTGTAAAAACAGCTAATGTCAAGCGGTTTGATGACTTATGTGATGAGTTGGTAGCACCACAAGGAGACCTCACCTCTTCTATTGGTGTAGTAATGGGACGGGCAGGCCGTGGGAAGACAAAGGCTGCCAGACATTATGCGGTGCAGCATTCAGAGGCGGTGTATGTGCTTTTTATAGACGGTTTTAGCCTAGTGGATGTAGCACGGGAGATTGCTTTTGAGATTGGCGGCATCAGGCCACGCACTTTCAGGGCATGTCTAGATGTGATTGACGAGGCCACTCTTCAGCAAAGGCGGCTCATTATTATAGATGAAGCAGATAAAATGCCTAAAAGGTATTTTGAGATGCTACGGGGGTTAAACGAAAGATGTGCTTGCCCAATAGTTTTGGTTGGCGAAGAGCCTTTAAGAAAGGCACTTGATAGTGAGAGAAGGCTAAAAAGCAGAGTGAGGCAAATGGTAGTGTTTGAGCCAGTGTTGCTCACGGATATAGCTGCCTATTATCAGGCGGCAATTGGTATTACGGTTAATAGTGATGTGCTTCAGGTTTTATGGCAGAGATCACAGGGCGATTTTCGGCTTGTGGTTAGGGATGCGTTCTCAGTAGTGCGGATTATGAATACTAACAGGCTTTCAGCAGTAACAATGGATGTGGTGAAGGGAATATGAAGGGAGCGGCTAAAAAAATCAGAAAGCTTTTGAAGATAGTCAGGGTCTGGCCAGGTGGGAGATTTAAGGAGCTTGGCGAGGCGGCGGGAGTGGATAGGCAGAGCGCAAAGGACACGGTGCGGGATTTTTTGCAGCGTGGGGAGTTAGTGGTTGAAAATGGGATGTATCGGTATCGGGATAGGCCTGAAAATAAGGTAATAGATAAAATCTGGCGGGCGTGGCGGTATTGTCCGCAGTGGACAGTAAATGAGATTGCACAGCTTGTGGAAACAAATAGAGAAACGGTGAAGGCATATGTGAGGCTTTATTGCCGAGCAGGCTATGTGGAGAAGATTGGTAGAAAAAAGACGCAGTTTGGCTATGAGGCGGTTTATCGGCTTAAAGACAGAAATTTAAAGGAGAGGCCATGTATAGGCAAAAGATGTTAGCCAAGATTCATATTGCCGCAAATCAGGCAAGAATCTGCACAAACAGTAATTGTAGACGGCTTTGCTTTGAAGGGGTTTGTCCTAGTTGTGGGGCAGAAACAAGGCAAATGAGCGAGATGGATTATAGAAGGTTTCTTTTAAACTGCACAGGAGTTTCTAGCTGCGGATATATGAATAGAGAACAGCTACAGCGAGTTATTAAGATTTTTGAGCTAGCGGGATTTGTGTTTAAAAAGCGGGGCACTTTACAGGAAGCGATGAATGATAGCCGTTTGGCGATGGTGACAAAAATAGAGGCAGAGGCAGAGAGGTATTTAGGAGAGAATTGGAAGGCCAGGATTAGAGGGTATTGCAGGAAGGTTTTTAATAAGGATGATCTGCGTTTCTTAACTTTTAAAGAGTTAAGGCACATTTGGGGATTTATGCGGAGACAGCAAAAAAAGGGAGGTAAGGTGATTTATGCGGCTTTCTAAACATTTCAAAGAAAAATGGCATGACCGATTAGGAGAATGGCCGAGGTATAAACAGGTAATATCTTTCTTAAGAGAGGCCATTTGTGTGCAGCCGTATCGCAATAGTGGCAACGGACAGAGTGTGCTTGGGATTTACTGGAATTACAGGCAGAATTTATTGTTTAAGCTGGATGAAGAAAGGCAAGTGCTTGTTACTGTGTATGTTGGCAGGCCATGTCTGCCCCTGCCCGACAGGCAGGCGGGGATAATACAAAAGAAAAAAGGAGATTAAGATGGATAAGGTAAGAGAGATTTTAGAGGGATATAAAGAGGCAGTAGAGGATAATATTTGGGAGCTTGTGTCATTTGTGGCGAGAAATAGGAAAAATTTAGATTTAAAGGAATGTGAGAGGCGATTTGAGATACTGGCCAGGTCTATTGATGAGTATTTAAACACGGTAGAACGAGCAAAGGAATTGGTAGCAAAACGGTTGGGACGAGAAGGAAGATGCCAGACATAGAGAAGTGGCTAAAAGATAACACTTTTGTATGTCCACATGGTTTAGGTCGCATTACTCCCAAACAATGTGAGGCAAACAGAAAAAGGCCCAGGCTGAAAGAAATTGGGCGATGGACAAACCCTAATATATTTCCTATGCCTGGGGTATGTGAAAATTGCACAGAGTGGAAGGTGCTTTGTCAAGAACAAGAAGTAGATAAGAGAAAGGAGAAGAGAATGGCAGAAAGTAAAAAAATAATAATTTGTGCAGAATGTGGACGGAGAAAGACCCATAAGGCTAGAGGGCTTTGCGCTGCGTGTTATGAAAGGTTAAAAAAGAAGAACTCACTCCCACCTACACAGCGAAAACAAGGACCTGCTGTAAGTAAATATCGGATTTGGGTTGATTTTAGCGTATCTCCTGAAACTTTTGAGAAATTAGAACAAAAGGCGGCTGAAGAATTAAGGTCGCTAGAGACACAGATAGTGTGGGAAATAAAGAAGTCGCTAGGGATTACCTGCCCGACAGGCAGGCGGGAAGGCAATGGGTAAACAACAAGCAAAAGTAATAGAGGCAAAGATTAGGTCATATATAGGTATTTTGAGGACAGGTCTTACTTATGAAGAGGTGCATAAATTAAACAAATTCTTAAAATCAAGCCAGGGGCTTGACGAGTTTGGGCAGGAGGCTCCTGGGCTTATTAAGGTATGCACGCTAGTAGAGCAATTGTTGTTAGAAGGAGGAGAAAATGAGAAAAAAAGAACAAGAGAGGTATAAAGCACGACTTTTGGCTGTGCTTTCAAGGCATATTGGTAAAGCAAGGGCTATAAGTATGGCCGAGCTTTATAGACTTGTTTTTGAGAAAGAACCAAAAGATAAAATTACAGGCACTAGAGAAATAAGACAAATCATTACGGAACTAAGAAAAGAAGGGGTACCTATTTGTTCTTCAACCGAGCAAACAGGAGGGGGATATTATTTAGCCTCGGTGGGCTCGGATTTAGAGGTATATTGTAAAAAGCTCAGGCAAAGGGCCTTGAGGGCTTTGGCAATGGAAGCAAAGTTGCGGCGTCTAACCTTGCCTCAACTGATAGGGCAAATTCAACTTAATTTAACAAGGGAGGCGATATGAGGGTAGCTAGGAAATTGTATTTATCAGAGGCACATAAAGAGGCAGATCAATTATTGATGCAAATGGCTGAATATAAATGCAGATTAAAGGCAATTCAGGATGAGGCTGAAGCGGAAATAGCTAAGATTAGGGGGAAATATGTGGCAGAAATAAAAGATTTAGAGTCAATTATTCAAACACTGGACAAAAAGATTAAAACCCTTTGCAAGTACGAGAGGGAGGAGCTCTTTGCTGAAACACAAAGAGTGGAGCTTCAGCATGGGGCGCTTTTGTATCATGCGGAATGGAAGATTAAGCGGGCAAGGGGGGTCTTAGATAAACTTGAGGAGCTGGGTATGACTGAGGCTATTAAAGTAAGTAAGTCTGTCAGATGGGATGTCCTGGAAAAATGGACGGATGAAAAGCTATTTTTAGTGGGCACTGAAAGAAAATTAAAGGAAAGTTTTAGTTATGAACTATATGAATAGGAGAAAAAATGCTTATAGCTGAAAACAATTCAAAAACCACAGTGAGCAAGCATTGAATATAAAGAGAGAGGAAGAATGGCGAAAAGATTAAAAGGAATAAAATTTGGCAAATGTGATGGTTGTGGGAAAGAAGGTATTGTTTCGTGGACTAGTGAAGGAGAAGCCTATATCAAACACCTTCAACGGTCTATCCTAACTTGTTACGGTCCCTACCATTGTTGTAATGAGGAGTGTTATGTGAAGGCTAGGAATCGTAAAAGCAAAAGAAGAAAGTATAAAATTTAAGGAGGAGAAAATGATAGATTTTTTAGAGATACTTGTAATATTATGGATATTTTTAGGAATTGTTTGTTATTGGTTCTTTACTTAACCAAAGAGGAGTTAAATGACGATAGAAGACCTTAAACAAGAGGCTATAGAAGCAAAAAAATATAATGGTCTTGTAGTTTTACGAGTTCTTAAAGGCTGCAAGCCACGCAGTTTCCCCAAAGGAGACTTGCTGGGTTATGAAAGCAGAAAAGGAAAATTATATCGCATTTACGGTTTTGACCCGGATAGGATTCTAAAATGGATTAAAAAACAAAACCTATCTAAATTTTGCGAAGTGAAGTCAATCAAATGAGTAAAACAGGAGAGATGCTGTTTTGGGCGGCACTAGCCACTATACTGGCGGAGACACGAACACCACAACCAACCAGAAAGCTTCCGCCTTTTACAAAGAAAGACAAAAAGGTCGAGAAGAGAAGAAAGCGCAATAAAAGGGCAAAACAAAGCAGGCGGAGGAATAGGAAGTGACAAATTACATTAAAAGGAGCGTTATGCCTTTTAATTTTTTTATTAAAACAATTAGAAAAGAAGTAGAGCAGCTTCCACATTTTTTAACACTCAAACAGGTTGCTCATTTTTTGCAAGTTGACTACTTCACCATCTATCGCTTAGTGGTGATAGGCGAAATTGATGCCACAAAAGTGGCAGGCCGCTGGAGAGTCCCTCGCTCATCTTTATTAGAGTATCTTGAGAGAAGGCATCCGTTCAACTGGGAAGACTCTTTTTAGCAGATTTTACACACCTATTTTAGTTTAATTTTATCCTTTTATATTCAAAATGTTAGATAAATTAAATGAATTAGAACTTTTGACCCTCGTTATCTTTGGAGAAGCTAGAGGATTAGATCATTGTGGCCGTTTAGCTGTTGGCTGCGTGGTTAGAAATAGAGTTATAAAAAACAACACAAATTACAAAATTGAAATTCTTAAACCTTATCAATTTAGCTGTTTCAATCCTGGAGATCCAAATCGTGAATTATTAGAACGCATTGCAAAAAAAATTGAATGTTTAAAAGAAGAGCAGAATATACTTACAGAAGAAATTTTTAATCGGCTTGATAAAACACTACTAGGAGAAGGAGCACTGTTTGATTGTTATACGTGTGCACTAGCAGTTATGAAAGGATGCCAAGATATTACAACAGGAGCCACACATTACATCGCAATTTATTGTGCTATGCCTGAATGGGTAAAAGGGATGCGAATGACCAAAGTAATTGGTCAACATATATTTTTCGTAGAGAAAAGATAAGGAGGGAGATATGAAGATAGCAGTAATAGTAATAGGCATATTTTTTTTATGTTTTGCCTTAATAGGATGTGCTACTCGCATGAGATTTTCTAAGAGTTATGACAAGTTCATGAAGCAGGCTGACAAGCTGGCCGCTGTGCTGTGTGAGCACAGCGAATTTTCAGTTTGCTACTGGAAGGCAGCTCTCGGAGAGGATATTGGCAAGATGCCTGCAGAGGCAATGGAAATCCTCAACGAAATTGAAGTGACGGTTAAGGGCAAGAAAGTCGAAGACCTCACAGAATGTGAGAAGGGCAAACTATTAGGCTTGTGGCAACGGTTTGGCTCGCTCGTAGGTAAAGATCTCATTGAGCGGGTTGTGCCTTTTATGGTGAGGTTTGTGGGTGTGTTGTAATGGAAAATGAAATTACAAGAGCAAGGGCTTTTGTGACGCTGCTTAAGGCTTGGCTTTTGGAGGCCAGGACTAGGTGTGGCGAGGTTGAAGACCCTGAGGAATGTCGCAGAACTGCTGAGCGGCTCATGGAGCTGATAAAGAAATTTGAAAGACTGATGAAACTAGTGTGAGGCGTATGGAGATTACTGTTTTAAAACTTCTTTTACAATATGGCACAGCACCAGCACTGATTTTGTTATGTGTTTTAATTGTCCTTTTTAATAAAGAAATTGGCAGGCGAATAGAAGGGCTGGAAAATACATTTAAGGAGCTGAAAGGTAAAACTGATTTTATCGAACAGAGTTATGTTAGGAAAGAAGATTTATATCGAGATATTTCTGGCTGGCGAGGAGATGTAAAGACACTATTTACGAAGATAGATAATTTACGAGAAGAGTTTTTTTATTTAAAAGGACGATATGAGGAATTAAAGGACAAAAAAAATGAAGAGTTTTAGGGCATTGCGTGGTTTAATTCTGGACTTTTTAAAAAGTGTCTACCCCACAATGGTCCTTGAGCTGGATATAATTGGGGTATTTTATCAGGACTATCGTGATAAGCATATTAGGCAAGCATTAGCATATCTTGTGGATAAAGGGTATGTAGAAAAAATAAAGAGATTGCATCCTGTGCATCGTTATGAAAAACAGGTTTTTTATAGGTTAACAGCCAAAGGAATTGATATTTATGAAGGCACCATCAGGGATGAAGGTGTGCTTTTAGAGGATTAAATGTCAAGACGTTCGAAAGTAGATATATATGGACTGGTTGAGCAGGTGCTTGCACTGTATGAGGAAGGCAAGACCATTGCAGAGATTGAGCAGATTTTACGCAGTGAAGGCTATGATATTAGCAGGGAGAGCATCAGGCGACGCATTAAATCGGCCAAAGAGGTGGCTAATATATATAAAAGGAGCCTGGAAGAGGCAAAGGTTCTTTTAGAGACGGTTAGAGATAATCCCAATACAGATGTAGTTGAGGTAACCAATTCACTTCTGGCGCATAAGCTTTTTGAGTTTGCTAAGTCAGTTGAAGAACTTGATTTTGATAATCCTATGGCATTTGTCAAAGCAGTTAATCAACTTTCTGAAGCACAGGTGCGAGTGGCAAAGTTACGGCTTGATTATCAAAAGGGTTTTGAGGCAGCAAAAAAGGAGATTATGCAAGCTGTAGCAAAAGAGATAGAGAAGTACCCCGATTTAAAGGCACGACTTTTAGAGATTATCCAAAATGTTGAGATTCAGAAATGATTATCAAAGACCTCATCGGCCCGACCGATCCAGAGAAAGAAGCCCGCATCAAACGGGCAACTCAAGATTTTGCCTATTTTTGCCAGTATTATCTTAAAGAAGCTTTTCCTATCCCCTTTGCAGAATATCAAAAGATTATCATAGACATTATTAATAAACAGGCCATTACAGAGGTAGATGTAAAATCTCTTAAAAAATTTATTAAAAAAGACAGGCATATTTACCTTAAAGTTTCAGAAAAACTTGAAGGTATTTTAGATTTAGAACCCCGGGATCATGGCAAAACTACTCGTATGTCTCAAGCGTTACCACTGTGGTTGGTGCTGACAAGAGCAGGGGTTTTCCCTGTTGTAGTTGGAGTATCAAGGGAAAGCGCTACTAATTTTATAGAGAGCATCAAGCTTGAGCTTGAGAATAATGATAGAATTTTAGAGGATTTCGGTGATTTAAAAGGGCGTACCTGGAAGAAAAATAAAATCACACTCAAAAACGGCAATGCTATTGCGGCAGTTGGAGCAAATGAAGGAATAAGGGGCATCAAAGACAAATATAGAAGACCAACACACATAATCTGTGATGACTTACTGAAAGACAAAGATGTGGAAAGTCGTAGTTTGAGGGAGTCGCTTTATAGATGGTTTAAGCGGGTCATAATGAATTTAGGTAAAGGGGCACTTATTATTGTAGTTAATACAATTATGCATCCGGATGACCTGCCCAGCCGTCTTTTAAAAGAGATAAAAGGTGGCAAATTGAAAAATTGGGTGGGTTTTAGGTTTTCAGCTACTACCCCTGAGGGTAAACCTCTATGGCCACAGCGATGGAGTTTGCGAGATTTAGCAAAGAAAAAAGAGGAATTAGGCGTATCTATTTATGCTACAGAATGGGAAAATGAACCGATAGCTGAGGAGGAGAAGAAATTTAAGAAAGAGTGGTTTCGTTATTTTGAGCTTGAGGATGTGAATTTGCGAAATTTGGTAAAAGTGATGGCGGTTGATCCGGCCACAGGTAAAGAGACAGGGGATTATTCGGCAATTGTTGTGGTGGGATTGAGTGAGCGTGGCATGTTATATGTGCTAGATGCGGAGGGAGCGAAAATATCGGATTTAACGTTAATAGATAGGATTATTACTAAATACATACTCTGGCGGCCAGGCAAAATTATGTTTGAAGACCAAAGTTTTCAAGAAATTTACAGGAATCAGCTTTTACGAGAAGCCTTAAAACAAAATGTCATTTTGCCTGTGATAGGAGTTAAACAAACAAGCAACAAAAAATTCAGAATTAGTAAGCTTTCACCGCTTATTGAGGCAGGTATTGTTTTATTCAGAAAAGAGCAGACTTTACTTTTGACACAACTAGAGAACTTCCCAAAAGACCACGATGATTTGCCAGATGCTTTGGAGATGGCGGTTTCAGCCCTTATTAGTGCTGGAAGTGGGCCAGTAGAGTATGAAACGGTGGCAAGGCGCAGATATAGAAACAAAAGGGGAGGTATTTGGTAATGGCCAATAATATTATTATTTATGACCAATTTGGACGGCCGGTCAATACACAGGGGTTAAGGCCAGAAAAAAGGGAGCTGGCTGTAACTTCAATAAGGGACCGTTGGTCCAGTTATCCAAGTAGTGGACTAACACCTGAAAAGCTGGCACGCATTTTTAGAGAGGCCGATGCGGGCTATATCTTGAGACAGGCGGAGCTTTTTGAAGAGGTGTTAGAGAAAGATGGGCATATTTTAAGCGAAATTTCCAAAAGAGAAAATGCCCTTTCTACTCTTGATTATGAGATTGAACCTTTTAGTGAAGAGAAAAGAGATATTGAGGTGGCAGAGTTTGTCAAAAATGTAATTGAGAAGCAAGTTGATCTGGATGAAGTGATAGAAGCCTTAAAGACGGCCGTGCCCCGTGGTTTTGCTAGTGCGGAGGTTATTTGGGATGTTTCAGAAGGACAAGCTGTGCCAAAAGAGGTTAAGTTTGTTGAACAAAAAAGGTTTGTGTGGCCGTGGGACGAACCATATCCCCGGCTTATTACCGAAGATGCCCCAAATGGTATAGAAATACCGCCTTTTAAGTTCTTGTTCCATAAGTATAAGCCCTTATCAGGGCATCCTAACAGGGCACCAATTTTGCGGGTGTGCTGCTGGATGTTTCTTTTTAAGCATTATTCAATAAAGGATTGGGTGGCATTTAGCGAAGTTTATGGGATGCCTTTGCGACTTGGCAAGTATGATCCGACCGCTACAGAACCAGCCAAAGAGGCACTTAAACAGGCTATCCAGCAGCTTGGCAGTGATGCCGCAGGCATCATATCAAAAGACACAGAGATTGAATTTGTGGAAGCGATCAAACAGGCCACAGTGGATGTGTATGATAGATTGGTTAAATTATCTAATACCGAGGTTTCAAAGGCAGTTTTGGGGCAAACTTTGAGTGTTGAGGTGGGCGATAGAGGCAGCTATGCTGCCGCTAAAGTGCATAATGAAGTAAGGCTTGACCTTTTGAGTGCAGATGCGACAGCGATGGCCAAGACAATTAGAAAACAACTTTTTCTACCTCTAGTGGGATGGAATTTTGGCTTTGATACACCCGTTCCATATATTGGGTTTGTGGTAAAGAAGCCAGAAGATAAAGAGAGAGAAGCAAAAACGGTCAGCACTCTTTTTAAAGATGTAGGTGTGCCGATGAGTAAAAGCTGGATTTATGGCAAGTTTAATATCCCACCGCCAAAAGATGAAGAAGATACGCTTGTGCCTTTACAGATGCCTAAAGTGCTTAAGGCAAAGACAAAGAATTTAAAGCAATATACTGCTGAACAGCAAAGTATTGAGGGGTTGGTTGAAAGAGCGGTTGACTTAGCCAATCAGCAAATGGGCACTTTTTTAGACCCGATTGTAAAGATTGTGCTTGAAAGCAAAAGTTATGAGGAAATGGAAGAGAAGATTATGACGACTTTTAGTGAGATTTATACGCCAGCAGAATTGCAGGAATTACTTGCCAGGGCCATGTTTATGGCGGATTTATTTGGAAGGTTTTCAGCAAAGTAAAACATGCTTAAATTAGAACCCTTGCCTCCGGAAGAAGCAATTAAGTTTTTTGAGCAAAAAGGACTTGTTCTCTCTGAAAGATGGGATGAGATTTGGCAAGAGATGCACGCAAAGGCCTTTACTGTGGCTGGTGTGATGAGGCTTGATGTGTTGGCTGATATTTATGAACAAATACAAAAGGCCATTGCCAAAGGGACAACGCTGGCAAATTTTAAGAAGGATTTTGAAGAGATAATGAAAAGACGGGGCTGGTATGACCCTAAGTTTAAAAGGCCCTGGAGGCTGGAGACAATTTTTAGGACAAATGTGCAAACAGCATATCAAGCAGGTAGGTATAAACAGCAAAAAGAAATGGCAGATATAAGACCATATTGGATGTATGATGCGGTCAATGACAGCCGCACAAGACCAAGTCATGCGGCAATGGATGGCAAGGTATTTAGGGCGGATGACCCGATTTGGGAAACCTGGTATCCACCAAATGGATTTAACTGCCGCTGTAGGGTGGTGAGCCTTTCTAAAAGGCAGGTTCAGAGCAGAGGGCTTCAAATAAGCGAGGGAAAGGGAGTAAAGGTTAAACCAGATCAGGGATTTGAGTATAATCCGGGGAAGGTAATTTTTGAGTTAGATATAGAGAAATATAGAAAAAAATATAAAGACCTTTTTAAAATAAATCCTGAAATTTTTAAACCACCACAAAAAATTCCCCAGGCGATTTCTGAATTAAAGGATTTCCTAAATGAGAGACTTAATCTTAATATCCGGGAAATAAAAACAGTGAGGAGCAAACGCTATTTTATGGCTTGCACACGAGATAATGAAATAAGAATCAGCAATATAACTTTCTATGATTATAATAATTTTTGCCCCAATAAGGATTTAAAGAATGCTTTAAAGAAAATGAGAAAGGGTGCTCCCCTTACTTTTAACGAAGAATATTCACTTGAGTCATTATGGCATGAGATATTGCATAGCTGCCAAAGCATAAGAGACAAGTTTTTATTACCTGAAAAAGACACACTTATTATGGAAACCTTCCATCAATGGCGGGCAAGGCTAACTTATGGGGAACTTTTACAGGCTTTTGGTTATACTCCTAGATTCGCAACAAAAACCTTAAATGAAGGCTATGGATATGACTGGTTGGTTAAAAAAAACCGCTGGCTTTTTAAGCGTCTTAAGTTAGATGCCAGGCCTCTTTTAAAATTGTCAAAAAGAGGCACTTTAATAAAATCTTCTGATGTAGAGAGTTATATGAGTGAAAAGTTAAATATTGATTCGTTAGATTCTAAAATGAAATTGAGAGATATGATGTATGATGCTACACGCTGGGAGGTATCTGAAGAAGAATTCAAAAAGAAATGGGAACCTTTTATCAATTTTCTTCTAAAAAAACGTCAAAGTGGGCATTAGCAATATACCGATCCCAAGTTAAACCCATTTTTTTTAGATACTCTTTTGCTTTCTCGTCTTGCCCACGTAGATAATATAAATCAACAATGTGGGCATAATGAGGGGGAGGACCTAAGCGTTTTTCAATTTCTTCTTTTTTTAACTCACCAAAAAGCTTTTCAATCTCTTTTTTGCTAGGGTTATGTTCCCAAAAACTCTCCTGCATATTTCTATATTAATGATTTTTAGTAAGGCTGTCAACCGCCAATTCTTTTTAGCAGATTTTACACACGCTGCTAAGCTAACATTTATAGTTTTTAAAAATAGAAGGGGGGCAATATGCCTATTGTTTTAAATCAGGCCGGCTATCGGCATGCTTTAAGCCTTATTAGACAAGGGAAGGTAAATAAAAAAGATGCCTGGAGCTTTTCTGCTGATGATGGCAATGCCTTACTGGGAGACCCACCTAAATATGATGTCTATAAAAAGTGGTTTTTAGGTCATGACACAGATGCCAATCCTGAAACTAAAGAGGCTTGGAAGTATCCATTTGGGAAAAACGGGAATGTATATAGAAGTGGGCTAATTGCTATTAGGCAAAGAGCTGCACAACAAGGAGAGAGGGATATTTTTGAAGCGGCAGGCAGGCTCTTAGAGCTAGTTGATGCAAAGAAGCAGACTGCAAAGGCCCTTGCCTTTAAAGCAGAAAACGATGTGCCAACAGATATTTTGCTTTTGCCCTTTGGAGAGGTGGAAACAACTAAGGGTAAATATGTAGTTGATGAGAAAGCAGCGGCTTTGGTTTTGTCTATTTTTAAAGAGATTGGGAATGATATTGTGATTGATTATGAGCATCAAACATTAAAGGATGTACAAGCACCTGCGGCGGGCTGGATTAAGGATTTATATGTAGGGGAAGATGGCGTTCATGCAAAAGTTGAATGGACAGAAAGGGCAAAACAATATATTGCTAACAAAGAATATCGCTATTTTTCACCTGTAGTCTATGTTGATGAGGAGAGTGGACGGGCGATTTATATCCAGACGGTGGCCTTAACCAATCTTCCTGCCACCATGAATGCAAAGCCTTTAATAAATAAACAAAAAGAGGAGGAAGCTATGAAAAAAATTTTGGAAATCCTGGGGGTATCGTCAGAAGACGAGGCATTAAAGGCTATTAAGGCCTATAAACAAAAGAAAGACGCTATTCCTAAAGAGATCCTGGAGCTGCTTGAGTTAAAAGAAGATGCTGGTATTTCTGAGGTGAAAGCATCCATTTTGGCATTTAAGCAGGGCATGAAGACAAGTAATGATTTGGCAAAAGAAGTCAAGGAGTTAAAAGAAAAACTTTTGGCAAAAGAAACTGAAGAGATAGTAGAGATGGCTTTAAAAAAGGGCAAGATTACACCTGCCCAGAAAGAGTGGGCCTTAGACTATGCCAGAAAGGACATTGAAGGGTTTAAGGTATATGTCCAGAAGGCACCTCAAATAGTGCCTGTTGGTGATGGCATAGCTAAACCAGTTAAGCAAAATGCAGATGGCCTTGATGATGCAACCATTATGATTGCCAAGCAGATGGAAATAAGTGTTGATGATATAAAAAAATATGCCTTAAAGGAGGGATAAGATGAGTTTAAGCGCAGATAGAGACACACCGCAAATTTGCCCCTTTTATACGTTTCTGAGGCAATTGCCTGTTAAAGGAGGGGTGAAGATTTATGCCGGGGGCATGGTAGTCCTTGATGGCGGATATGCCAAACCGGCTGCGGAGGCTACGGGATTAGTTTGTATTGGACGGGCGGAGGAATATGTGGATAATAGCGACGGGAGTGATGGAGATGTATTTGTAAATGTGAGAAGGGGGATTTTTAGATATAACAATTCTTCTTCTAGTGATGAAATTACCAGGGCTGATATAGGGAGCGATTGCTATTTAGTTGACGATGAAACGGTAGCTAAGACAAATGGCAGTGGCACAAGGAGTGTGGCCGGCAAGGTGTTTGATGTGGATGATGAAGGCGTTTGGGTAGAATTTTATAAGTAGGAGGATAAGAGATGATTATAAATCAGCAAACATTACAAGGCATTTATGTAAATTTTAAGACCATTTTTAATCAGCAGCTTGAAAATACAAAAACTTTTTGGGAACAGGTGGCAACCAGGGTGCCATCTACAACAAAAAGTAATGATTACAAATGGTTGGGGGCACTGCCTACACTGAGAGAATGGATTGGTGAAAGGCAGGTTAAGAATCTTTCGGCATTTTCTTATGAAGTTGTAAATAAGCCTTTTGAGGCAACTGTAGCGGTTGATCGAGATGATATTGAAGATGATAACATTGGCGTTTACAAACCAATTATTCAACAGCTGGCTAGTGCGGCCAAACAGCATCCAGATGAACTTGTTTTTACTTTGCTGAAAGAAGGGTTTAGCAGGAAGTGTTTTGATAGGAAGTCTTTTTTTAATGACAGCCATAAAATTGGCAAGACTACTTATAGCAACATACAGACTGGAAGTGGAGCGGCTTGGTTTCTGCTTGATACCACCAAGCCAGTGAAACCATTGATTATGCAGTTTAGACGGCAACCGGAGTTTGTGGCCCTTGATAGACCTACAGATTCAAATGTCTTTTTGCGAAAAGAATTTCTCTATGGCGTGGATTACAGAGGTAATGCTGGCTATGGCTTTTGGATGCAGGCATTTGGCAGTAAGGCAACATTGGATGAGACTAATTTTAAGGCAGCAAGAAAGGCAATGGAAAGTATTAAAAATGAACATGGCGTGCCCTTAAGAATTACACCAAATCTGATGGTAGTGGGGCCTTCTAATAGAGAAGCAGCTGAAACCTTGCTTCATAGCCGGGAGATAAACGGTTCTACTAACGTGCTGTATAAGGCAGTGGACCTTTTAGTAGTGCCATACCTTGATTAAAAAATTATGGTTTGAATAGGGGTTAGGGCAAAATTAACACAAAAATGTAGAGGAAAAAATAAAAAAATAGAAACAGAAACGGCTCAGAAAAAAGAGGAGGGGGTGATTGTATATTCTTCTACCTGTTTTGTTCCGACCCCCTGTTTATAACGCGTTTTGAACACCTTAGAAGCGATTTTTAAGAAGAGGTTAGGATGGGTATTTATATAACACAAGATGATCTTTTTAGTCAGATAAGTGAAGAGGAGTTGATAAGTTTAACGGATGATGAAGAACTTGGGTCTATCAATACGGAGCGGGTGAATGCCTGTATTAGTCAGGCAGAGGCTATTATAGATAGCTATCTCGGGGCCCGATATAAATTGCCTTTGGAGGTAGTGCCTGAAGTTCTTAAAAAGATAGCGGTTGATATGACGGTGTATTTTTTAGAGAGCAGACGCAGGGCGCCGACAGAGGAAAGAAGGCAAAATTATGAGGATGCTGTGAGGTTTTTGAAAGATATTGCTAAGGGTATAGCTTCTTTAGGTATATCTCAAGAGGTGGATGTGCCTCAAGAGAATAAACCAGAGATTACGGCTAATGAACGTATTTTCACTAGAGGAAGCTTAAAGGATTTTTAAATGTATATAGAAATTGAACCCAAAGGCCTAGAACGTGTGCAAGGAATGTTAAGAAGGCTACAGGCAGGGTTTTCTGATTTAACACCTGTGATGCGTGAGATAGCGGAAGAGCTTTTAGCAAATTGGCAGCTTAAGTGGCGTGAAGAGGAAGACCCTTACGGTGAGCCCTGGAAACCACTTAAACCAAGCACTTTAAAAAGAAGAAGAAAAGGTAAGGGGTCGGGGCCAGTAGCACAGATTTTACGTGATACAGGTATAATGCAGGACAGCTTTACACCAAAAGCAGATAAAGAGAGTGCTAGAATTGGCACATATGAAGATGGGTTTTATGCACGGTTTCATCAGTTTGGGACTAAATATATGCCCATTAGAAGGCTTCTGCCAGATGAAT